AAGCATTCGCGTACACCGTCCCCCGTACCGTGGCATTGTTGAAAGTGGCATTTCCTGTACGCTCTATTTGCCACCCTGCTGTGCTTGAGTAGTTGACGCTTCGCAAATTGCCGCCTACCTTGCCGTCCCCAATAGTTAGTTTGGCAGCACTCAAATTGGCAATTTTTGCATCCGTAATGGCTGCGGTATTTATTTTCGCGTTGGTTATTTGCCCGTCTTTGATGTATGCTGAACTGATGTAAACCCCGACTGGAACCTTAGTCCCGTTAATTACAGTGGGTGTGCTTTGCACTATGAATGGCATAGTGGGCGCAACCCCATCAGGGCCTTCTGGCGAAGCGATATAGAACCTATCTGCACGGACGGCAAACTCGCTCGTAGACGGGGTTGCCTGCGCCCCCGTGCTGGACAAGCCAAACCCACTTACATAGCCGTTCTGGTCTATCTTTACGCTGTACTGTGCGAAAAGTTGCCCGTCCTTAGTTGCTCTTGCGGTGGATTCTTCTTGCAGGGAGTTGCTAACCCCCGCCACTTCCGTTTGAAGTATATTGATGAGCGTGCTATGCGCGAAATCACGGTTGGCGCGTGTTGTAGCTTCAATGGTAATTGCAGCACTTAGATCGGCACTGGCTTTGGCCGATAGCGCGGTAATCCGCTGCGCCAACGCCTCGTCGCTATCGACAAGCACACGGCTTAAATCCTCCAGTGCTGCGCTATTGGTTACGGCATTATTGCGAACCTCTGCGGCCAAGATGGTTCTTTTTAGCGCCTCTGCGCTAACGGCGGTAGTGCGCAATTCCACTTCTTCAATAATCGCCGCTGCGTTATTGTCTGTTGATGCGCTAAGTTCCGCAGCCCTGCGAATAATGTCATCGTCTTTGTTTTTGCGGGCAGTTGCTTCCGCAAGAACCCTTGCAGCCACAGAGCCGGCAAGCGCCGAAGGCCCATCAATTTTATTAACCCGCTGCCCCAAGCTGGAATGCAAGTGTGATGCGGTAATTGACCCCTCTAGCGCCGCAATGATGCGGCTTATATCTGCGCCAGTTGTTGCAACAAGCCCGTTAGTGCCGCCAGCAGGATTGACAGAAAGTACGCCATCATTCGTTTGCCACTTAATCCATAGATGCCACGTTGTCGCCGCTTCAGAGGGTAGCGCATAGACCGACCCACTAAACTCAGAAATCTTAACCGCGTCTGCAAATACGGGGTTCGGCTCTCCTTCGCCTTTAATCTTCCCATATACCGCTGTGCGCAAATAGCCGTGACCCGCTGTAAATACGGGGTCATCGTGCTCAATAAAAATGTTATTGTTTCCCGCAAGAACTTTAAACCCTGCGGGTGTCGGTGCAGGAGTTAGGTCAGGAACGTAAGTAGAACCGCCGCCGCCAGCATCGCCAGAGCCGCCCACCCCGCCACCTTTTGAAATCAAAGAGCCATCTTGTAATGTCCCTATGCCAGACTTCAAAAGGTCGCGCATGGTTATCCCGCGATCCATCGGGTTTCCCTGCCGACCCATGTAGGTCATCAAGGTTTCCCGTACACGCTGCTCAAAATTATTGGAATTGGTACTGGGCAAGTCATTGCGTGCGTCGGTCATACTTCCCTCAATTCGCTCATGTTGTTAGCCACCGCCATGCCCTGTACAGCACTATTGGTTTTTAGCTGAAACTGCCAATCTGCCGCCATAAAGCCCGAAGGCAAGCGAAACGGGCTTCTATCCTCTACGGTCTGCGTGTGTGCCAGATTGCCGTCAGCAAACACCTGAACCTCCAGCGGGTAGCTGTCAGCCACCACCTCGGCGCATGAGAAATTCGTCTGGTAAGGAATGCGGAACACCTTGCTTTTAAACGTCGCCGTCATCGGTATCCCTGCGTCCCACCGCATCACATCGCCCGCCGCCGCCACATACAGTTGGTCTTGCAGTTCATCGAAGTGCATAGCCTCAAAACCCACATCCAGAAAGTAAATGCCTTGCGGGTTATTTGGGTCAATCATGAAGCCCTTACGTCCATAGCCGTTGTCATAGCTGCCGAAGTACAAGCCCTCATACATACAGCCAATCACGCTAGCGGGTTTAAGGTTCTGCCAATCCTCGCGGGTCATAATGCCCGCCGTCATAATCCGCGCACCGCCGCCGCCGTACCAGCACAGCCCATCGTTACTAGACCACGCCACGCCCGAACCCATGCTCACTACCGAGCGTGCAGCGACACAACCTTGCGGTATTTCAAGCGGCTGCTGATCCATCGACTCGGGCGACGAGCCACTAAGCAACATCGGCCTGCCCGTGGTCAGCACCAGCACGCTCTGGCCGAACACGCCAAGAGCTACGGGCGTGCCATCGGGCGGCACAGCGTCATAAGCAAGCGGCCATGCATAGGGGACATACGCCTCGCAAAACCGTACAGATGTGCCGCTAATGCCCGCCAACATCCCATTCCAAAGGGAGATTAGACACTTCAAGTCTGCGGGCGGCATTGTCCAAGTCTCCGTAGCCAGTGCCTCGCCTAAATTGCGACCGTCATCTGTGAACGATTGCGTGCCAATTGGCACCTCTGCGAGAAAGAAAAAGTTAGCGTCACCGCCTGAGCCAGTCTGTGTGCGGTAAATCCGAATACGGTCGATGCCGTAATTGCCTTCGGGCGGCACGGCAAAGCCCGTAAGCTCAGCCCCCTGCGTTCGCTGCTTCTCTACCTGCGCGCTTACAGGGCTAGATGCGCCCTCAGAACCCCAGTCAGAGACAAATGTGTAAACGTAGAACACAGTCTCCATTGCTTCGCTGCCTGAGCCGACCAGCGAAAATAGCAATGCAGTGGTAGGCTTTGGAACACCCAACTCCCGCGCAGCCATCGGGTACGGCTGCCCCGCCAAAGCCAGCGTAGAGTCTGTCACCTTGGGCGTTCCGATACCCGTGTAGTAAGTACGCTCGGTGGTATCTTCGGACTCGAAACCCTGCGACACATGGACAACATCGCGCCAACTCAGCCAGTATTGCGCATCACCCAAAGTATCGCGCCCCATGCGGTAGAGCGACTTAGTATCCTGCGGCACGGTTGCTACGGTTAGTGGGGTTTTCCACGGGCGCAAATCGCCCCGTCCCGGCTTCTGGTTGAACGACTCCACCCCTACGCCCTCGGGCAGAAGCTTTGGGTGCAGCGCACGGTTAGCGCCCTGAAAGCCGGACAAGGTAAGTTTCATGCCAAAACCCCAATAAACATCACTGCCGTAGCAGCAAGCCAGAACATCAACAGGTAAGCCAGCAAGTAGCGGTTCACCTGATCTAATAAATTTGGGGCAACCTCTGGCGACTTCGCATGAATTCTGTGAAGTTCCCCAGAGGGTGCTTTGAAAAACAAGACACCATCAGCGGTATTGATAGCAATTTCCCCATGAAGCAAGTTCTTGGGTTCTTTGCCGTCAACGCACGAATGTTTTGTGATGATTTTTGTCATAGTTAAGAAGGGTAGGAATTGAGTTCCTACCCTTTGTCCTACTGGTTAGAACGTACCGCCGTCAATAAAGGCATTGAGCAGCTCTCTGCCGTTGAAGTCAGCACCGCCTTTGAATAATGAAATCCCGGAGGTTTCGATAACCGCAAACTTAGCGTTACCGGCTGCATCACGACGAACTAACTGCTCAGCGTAAGCCTCGCTAGAGCCTGCCACAGCTACTGCGATGGTTACGTCTTTGGAGCCGTCAAACATTACCGAGCCAGAAGCTTCACCCGATAGTTCAATCTTTACTTCAGCAGCCAGCTTGAGAGCAGAGCCTTCAACGTCAGCCACGATAACGCCAGTAAGACCTTCATAGACGTTATCGCCCGAGTTCATCAGCGCATCAGGAATGAACTTGAACTTGTTGTCCGAAGCGTCCATACCGAAGAAGCCGGTCTTGATGCTATTTGATGCAGCGTCAAAGTGTTTAAACTCGACACCACGATCCATGCCATCATTGGCCGCAGTGGTAGCGTCACCCAAAGAGATAACGGGGTCTTTGATAGTGACAACAGTAGACTCGATGCTGGTAACACCGCCATTAACAATCAGCTTACCTGTTACGGTCAAATTGCCAAAGGTGGGGTCGCCGCTGTTCAGCAGATTAACCACGCCAGTGAGGTTAGCGTCAATATCACGCAGAAGGCCGTCTTGCAAGCCTTGTGAGGTTTCAAGCGTATCAACACGACCACTTAAGCCAGTGCCAACCTGAGTTTGCAGGGCAGTAATAGCGCCCTCTACACGGGCAATCTCGCCAGTCAATGCGGCATCAGCAGCTTTGTAAGCGTCGTCAATGCCATTGATGCGGCTTAGGTTGGTGGTAATGCGGCCGTCATGGTCGTCACGGACACCTTCAAGAGCGCCTAGACGCTCAACTACGCCGCCTGCACCCAGAACTGAGTTAATCAGCGTCTGAATTTCGCCTTCCGCAGCATCAACGTCAAGTTTTAACTGGGTAATTTCACCTTCAGCTACGCCAAACCGGGCGACCAGATCAGCGCCGCCAATAAGCTGGGGAACACCCATGTTATCGCCGATGAACAGCTTGCCGCTGAGTTGGGAATAGGCTAACTCACCTTTGTAAAGGGAGATAGGGGTTTCGTTAACGGTGCTGTACTTGATAAGAATATTTGACATTTTAAAACTCCAAAAACATTAAAAAAAACGCGAGAGGGTGAGGAAGAAGATTGGTTCAGCCGCTGTTCATGGTGCATCCTTTACGTTACGTCGAAAATCCCAAGGGGGTTCTGGGCTAAGCTCAGACCAAAGTCCGATCTGTGATTCACGCGCTTTGTCTTGGATGCCCTTTAGCGGGGTGCCTCTAGGGGCATATTGCAGATAAGCCCAAGCCATGCCGCGCTCTACCTGTAGCGAATTGACATCTACTTTGCCTGCAAAGACAGTGCAGATTTGGCGCTTGTACATATCTACTGTGGTGCACTGGGCGCTAACCTTTTTGTTGAGCGTCAGTTGCGACAGAGAGTTCTTTGACGAGTAGCCGTAGAACTGCTTAATCTCTGGCGCATCAATGCTCGCAAGACGAATCTTGTGAACCACCTTCTTTGCGTCGGTGAGCTTCAGGGTGTCCCCGTCTGTTACCGCAGTAACCGTCCCCGTGATCTTGGCGGCTGCGCACTGAAAACTCATAAAAACTGTACATGACACAAGGCTCATGTACAAAAAACGGGATTTTTTGTTCATATAGTTTCCAGTCGGGCAACAATGCCACCTTGGTTAATTGCTTGGCGTATCAGCGCACCATCAAAAACGCCAGTGCTTAGATCGACCTGCTCAGGGAAAATCAGACGGAATTTCTGACTATTACCCCAGAACTTCAGCTTGCCAATTTCAATATCGCTGCGGTTGTTTTCGTCCCACAAAATATCGTTGAAGAAGAAATTGAGCCGTGGGAGCAAGCCAGCGAAACCATCTTGAGACAGGGCATCGTCCCATTTACGCTTCTCGGGGTTGCAGTTGACGATGTAAATAATGTCAAGGTCGGGGCAATGGTCGATCAGGCTTTTGACAGGTACAGTGTCACGGAAGCCTCCATCTACATATTCCAAGCCATCCATCTTCACCGAATCCAGCCAAGGAACAATCGCCATGCTTGCCATGATTTCCTTGATGGCACGGTCAGCATCTTTCTTGGTTTTGCCGAAGTTACCGCCGTGGTACATCTCGCCATCACCCAAGCGCACAAAGGTATTGATGCACTTCACATCAGAACCAAGGTAAGCATCCATGTCGAGGTTCTTTTTGAGAAAGTCGTACAGGGGCTTTGCTTTGTAAGCGTGCCCTTGAGTTAACAGCGTACCGATTGGGCCAAGCATCCCTGACTGGGTCATGGGGCAGTTCTGCGGGGTGAAGTTCAACCAAGCATCTTTCAAGACCTTGAACTGCCCTGAAGCTACAAACGCAGCGTTAAAGGCACCAATTGAAGTACCACAAACACCGACAAGATCATCACCCATCATATTGATTCGGCGCAATATCACTTCAAGAGCGCCCACCTCAAAGGCACCCTTAGCACCGCCGCCAGAAAGAACAATACCTACTTTGTTCATTTTTGGCTTTCCAGTGCGGGGGATTGAGCCAGCAGATCAGTCTTACGGGCAGAGCCAGCAGTAGAGCCAAACCAGAAATTACAGACAGCAGCCCAAGCAGTACCCAAAGAGCCAAGCATGATGAGCAATGCTTCACTGGGTCGTGCTTGCATGGTCAGCATATAACTCAGGATGCCAAAGAAGCCAATCGTAATAACGAATGACAAAATCTCGGGGGTTTTGCTCTTGTTCGCAATCTGCATATCGCGTGCAGACTTGGTGTTGTCGTGGTTCATGCGAACAATGTCAATCTTGTTCTGCTCACAAAACTTCTGAAATTCCATCTCCGCAGCACGAATGCCGGCAATCTGGTCAGGGCTTAACTTGGCGCCTGAGATCGCCGCAGAGACGGCTTCCACGGTCTTGTTTTCAATACCCAGCTTGTCAGCCACAAACGTAGCCGCAGCAGCCCCTAGAGGGCCACCCAAAGCAGTCCCGATCAAGGGTGCAAAGTTCTTTAAAAATGATAAGTCCATGATTTACTCCTGTTTTTCACCAACGTTAAAACCTACTGCCTTGAGCGGGGATTCCCCCACTTTGGTCAGCGCATCACAAAGCCAGATCAATGCTTGACTCGTAGCCACAACCTCATGGTTAGCCTCGACTTCAAACTCCAGCTTTGCGTCAATCACAATCGTGTGCTTGTCCATTTAAATTCCTAAAACAACATCAATAGCAAGCCGCTTTAACGGCTCATCCTCGCCTTCAATAAGAACCTGCGTAAGTTCGTCTAACGCCTTGTTTAACGCGTCATCGAAGTCCTTACCTTTAATCTCATACGTGCATCGGGCGATCAAAACAACCTTGTGCGTTTTCACAATCAGGCCCCCAAGTTGCTTGCAATACGCCGTGCCCAACCCTTGCCAAACGCACCCCAGTTAGGCTGGTTCGTCATGAATAGCAAACGTAGTCCGTTGATGCGGGTGGCCGTAATGGCAGGAATCGCTACACGAGCCGCAGCCAATGTAAAGCTGCCAATAACACCATCATCTACAACGCCCACTGCACGCTGTAGCCACTTGACTGCACGACCTGTGCCGCTATTGACAGCGGCATCAAACACGGAGAAGCGCACTTCTTCAGGCAGTTCCCCGCAGCGGCAAGCGTCCCAGTAAAGCTTCTGATAAATCACTTTGGCATAGTCGATAGTCAGGTCACGCATAGCGCCCATGTAACCGTTCTGACGCGCAACTTGCTCAGTCACGCCCCACATGGTTGCGCCGCCTTTGTCATCAGGGTGATTGCTAAAACCGCCCTCATGTTCAATAAGTTTAGAAAATGCTTGATCGAAATTCATAGTTTGCTCCGTGGGGTTGCCGCATACTTCGGCTAAAAGGTCATCGAGTTCTTGCTGAGTCAGAAGCGCCGGACTGCTCACGGTGAAGCCTCGCTGGATAAGAACTTGGAAAATTCAATTGAAAACTTCACGGGTGCGGTGTAGATAAGGCCGTGAGCCTCGTCAAACTCCACAACCTTGCACTTCGGTGCGTGGTGTGCCATGTAATACTGCCCTCTTGCGGGGTACATCTTTGAGTGCCGCCCAATGTGCAGCGTCATCGGAATATCCAGCTTTGCCATAGTCTTGCGGAAGTCGTAATCACGCTCCACATAAGACTTCAGACAGTTGTAGTAGCTTTGCCATACACGGCTGTGCATAGACCGCTGGCTCTTGGCAATCTGCAAGAACACTGGGTGCTTGCTGTTAAACAGCTTTTCAATGAGTCGCACTTCAAAGTCACGATGAAACGCCAGACTGAAGAAGTCTCCAATGCAAGCCATGTAACCAGCCTGTAAGTCAGGGTCAAGCGCGGCAAAAGCGCACCCTACTTTTGTTTCAAACGATTTCATCAGCGCCTTGAATGCGCAAAACAAAACCGCGTGCTGCTCGCCGCCAATGCCATGCTTCCAAGAGCCGGAGTTAATCGCCTTGGGGCTTTGGTCAATGTTTAAATACTTCGCTACCTTGTCGCTGCCATAGTCTTTAAAGTAGCGCATACAGGTGTAGGCACCCATCGACAAGCCAACCAAGATAACCTTGTTGTCGGGCGAATAGGTGTCAATCAGCATTTCCAGATCATCTGCATAGTCCCGCAGCACATCATCAGGATGGCTGAACTTGGTAGTGCTTGACTTGCCAAACCCACGCAAATTAGGAATAACAAAGGTGTAGCCCTTCTTGTGCTGGTGAGCGAAAGGCAGCCACATTGCGCTACTGCCGCCAATTCCGTGCATCAAGATAACTACTTGCTCGCCCTTGCCCACCACCTCTACAGCAATGCTGGACAAATCTCGCATCTTTACGTGGTCGATCATGGCGAAGCCTTTAATCCGTAAAAACGCAGGGTGTCTAATATCTCGCCGCGCAGTTGCAAGCGCCGCAAAGCGTCCACTAAACGAGCGTAGGTATCGCTGCGCTTGGCTTTCTTTGATACACCGAAGCCATAGGTAATTTGCTTAATGTCGCCAGCGACTTTTGGGCCAACAATCGAATGTCGCTTGAGTAGCGCCAAGCCCACATCCTTGTTAACTACTACCGCACCAGTCTTGCCATACTTGCCGATAATCAATTGATGGAAACTCTCAACAATGCTAGGCTCAATGATTAAGCTAGTCGGTTCAAAGCCAGCAACTGCACGTTGGCTCACTAGCTCTTGCGCCACGATGGACGTACCACTCGGGCCGTAAGCGCCAATAATCATGTTGTCGAGGCTTTGCATCCCTGAGAACATCCAAGGGTTACGGCTGGTCACAAAGAAGCTGTAAGAAGTGTTGACGATAGAAGGTGAAAGATAGAAGAACTCTCTACGCTCTGGCACTTCAAGCAAGATGCTGAAAATCACATCAGCGTCACCGTCTACAGCTTGCTTGTACGCTTCTTTCCAAGGTAGCAAATCAAACTTGCATTGCAGGTTGGCTTCCTCGCATAGCTTGCGCATCACGCTGTACATCGGCCCTTGAATATTGCCGTTTAGCAGGGTCTGAAACGGTGGAAAATCCTCAGTCACAATCCGAACCGTTTGCGCTTGTACGGGTAGCACAAGGCATAAAGCAAGCAAGTACTTAATCATGGGGCACCTCGAAACATAGATCAGTTAAGGCCACGCTGTGTTGTCGCAATGACAGCATCGGACGCCAGTAAACTACCGCTTTGCTGCACCATTGGCCGCTGATATGCGGGGGCAGAATGATTGACCGCAGCACAACGTAGTCTTCGGCTTGGTTAACCACTACGCCGCCCTCAATGGCTATGGCATGGCTCAGGTTGCCTTGTCTGTATAAAGTCCTATAAATGGTCAACTCGATGTTGTCTGAGCCTGCAAAACCACGGCTCTCGGTTAGCACATTCGCGCCGTTTTGTTTAGTAATGCTGGTCACGCTGTCGGTAGCTTCAATCGGCACCTCGCGCACTAGCGTGATGTACACAATCACAGCAAGAAACATGGTGCAAACAAAGCTAAACCAGCCGCCAATGCGGATTAACCAGTGTGCGCGGGTGCTCATTTCTTCACCTCTACGGCTGGGGTATTGCCACCAACAGCAACCATGACCAGTTCTTTGAACTTGGCTTGGCTACCAACAATCAGCAGGCCAATCACAAACAGCGCCGCTGCTCTGAGTGCGTTTTTCATGGCATCTTCCTTAACGCCAGTCCAGAACTTCTTACTCTCCGCAGCCTTAGCGTCACGTTCTTTGTCGCGCTTAACACGTTCAATCTCACGCTGGTCGCTAACAATATGTGCATCGTGGTGGCCTTTAATATCACCGCCCGGCAAGGCTTTGACAAAAGTGCCGGCCAAGGTATCTACCTTTTCAGACAAGGTATCAATCTTTCCCGATTGCACAATAAAGGCATCGCGTACCCACTGCACACCGGCGTTATTCCTGCGGTCAAGCGGGTCAAGGTCATTAGTTTTAGTTTCATCAGTCATAAGTAGCCTTAAAACAAAATGCGGATAAATACTTCGGTAAATATGCCAACTAGCAGCATCCATATAGCCAGCAAGCCAAAGGTGATAGCTTTGGCGTAGTAAAGTTCTTGTTTCATATCAATAATCAGTGTCAATAGATAAGTGCATCAGCGACGCACCAATAACGCTAGAAGTACCGCCCACGGAGTACCACAACTGCGGATTCAGCAGCACCGTCGCTAGGGGCAGATTGGTCGTAGCGGTATGGGTAAACACCTCGTCGGTAGTGAGGTTGGTAAATTTGAAAGTAACGTCACCGCCGGGAATGCAGTTCATCTCTAGCTCATAAACCTCGGTGAAATCTGCCGCGCTCTTGCTTATGCCCGTGTCGATCTTGGTCACAGCACTGGTGCCGCTGCGGTACATAATCTGGTACGTGGTATCGGCAGCATCACAACCGACGCCCAGCACGTTCGCCAGCGTAGAGGGGTTAGCGTCCGTGGGATTCATAGCCAAAGAGTTGAAGCCACAAAAGCCCCTGCGCGTAGCGTTAGCAGCCGCGCCGATAGAGGGTCCGAACCGGCACAAGAAATTGAAGCCGCCCATCTTGCCGCCCAATGTTCCGCGAAACCATTGCGCTGAAATATTGCGAGCGCCTGCTATCGCCGTTACCGCAGCGGTTATCGCCGAGTAATAGACTCTGCGCATCATCTGATGTACGTTCACCGTAGTGACCGTAGTGCTGCCGAGGGTTCCAACGGAGACGAGCATAAGCCCCGCCTGCGTCAAAGTGGAAGAACTCCCTGTCGGATTAGCCCAAGCGGTACGTTTGAAACGTGCCGCGCCTGCGTCACCCTTAGCCCCTTGGATACCCTGTGCGCCTGTGTCGCCCTTCAGCCCCACATCGCCCGTTAATCCTTGGATGCCTTGAACTCCTTGCGTCCCTTGAGCGCCTGTGTCGCCTTTTAAGCCAGCATCGCCCTTGTCACCCGTTAGCCCTATGTCACCCTTAGCGCCCACATCGCCCGTTAATCCTTGGATGCCTTGGATACCCGTGTCGCCAGTTAATCCAGTGTCGCCTGTGTCGCCTTTACGCCCTTGAATCCCTTGCGCCCCAGTGTCGCCCGTATCACCTTTAGCGCCGATGTTTCCTTGAATGCCCTGCGCACCCGTGGCACCTATAGCACCCGTAAAACCTTGAATACCTTGAAAGCCCTGTTCGCCTTGAGCGCCAACATCGCCTTTAATCCCTTGCTCACCCGTAGCGCCCGTTGTCCCCGTCACACCTTGTGCGCCTGTAGCGCCCTGTGCGCCGGTATCGCCTTTAACTCCAGTTAAGCCCTGAACCCCTTGTGGCCCTTGTGCTCCTGTGTCGCCAGCCGCGCCGCTTAGCCCCGTATCCCCGCGAAGCCCTGCGGAACCGTTAAGCCCCGTTAAACCTTGGATACCTCTTTGACCCGTAGCTCCACGCTCGCCTTGCGGCCCAATGGCACCCTCTACGCCCTGATACCCCTGTAAGCCTTGGTCGCCTGCATCGCCCTTGGCACCTTGCGCACCATCGGCACCTGCAACACCCGCGTCACCCTTTGCGCCTGTAGCACCTTGTGCGCCTGTGCCACTACCGCCGCTACCGCTATCGCCTTTGAGTCCTTGAATACCTTGTAGGCCAGTCGGGCCACGCAGACCCGTATCGCCCTTAGCGCCTTGTGGGCCTCGCAGATTCGCGTATAGCCGTTCTAAGGCTTGCGGGTCAAGCGGTGTACCTGCCGCATCATCTACAGACGTTAACGCCAAAGCGGTCGCTTGCGCCGCCGTGATACTGGCATCCAGCTTTGCAGCCGCAGTAGCCACCGTATCCATCAGAATATAGGCAGCAGTCTTACCCTCAAATGGGGGTACATCAGAAATAAGGTGAAGCTGCGCAGTAGGCGCGTTAGGTACGACTGCGGTAGTTCGCACCTGTTTGCCCGAAGGCGTAGTAATCCTGATCTTGTAATGCGTAGCGGTAGCGCCAAGCTGATTCGGCCAGAGGTTTAAAACAGCAATGCCGTTGGCGTCAGTTTCAGCGTCTACAGCATGGGGTGCAACGTAACCGCGATACACATCTACCGCACTCAGAGCCGCAGAAACAAGCGCACCTTTCACGGGACGATTGCTCTGGTCGTTGACTTGGCATGAGACTGCGCAGGTATCGGGCATTTCTAACTCCATGACGTAATAGCCGCCAATGGTCGTTAAATACACCCTTCTTGGGAAGGTAAAAACTGGATTACTTTTTGAAAAGTAACAACTATTTTCTTACGCCATGCTTACACGTTAAGAACCCGCATATCAATTACCTCTGCGTAATCAGCAAACGCAACCCCTGTTAAGTCAATACCGAGGCTTTCAATCGCCGCCTTAATGCCGTTCTTTGCCCCGAGCATCCTTTGTAGCGCCTGCATCATCGGCGCATATAGCGGCGCAATATCGGCGCAAGCAACCTGCCCGAAAACAAGGTTGTGATCCGCATCCGTCTGGGTAGCGTAAAAAACCAAGTCATCAGCCACAACTTACAGGCTCCGCAAGACCAAATTCGCCCGCGCAACAAGGCTCAATCCATCTTCGCCCTTTTCAGTGGGGTCATTGCCAAGAACAATGCACTGAACAATATCGGCAAGCGTTTTGCGCAAGACCGGCGCAGCAATAACAAGCGCCAAAGCGCCATCTACACCGGGGTCAACCATGCGACATATAGGCTTGCCATCGGCGTTAATTACCGCCTCCGTAGTTGCAATGCCCGCCGAATACCCGACTGTCCATGAAGTAAAAATTTCAGCCATCACTATCTCCTTTAAAGTGTAGTTGGCCGCTGCCCGCTGGCAACGACCGCCTTGTAAACGCCTGCGTGGTCATACGCAAGAACGGTGAACAACCGCCGCAGGTCAATATTGTTAAACTGGTACTCCCCAGTGTCATGCCTGCTCCACGTAGTTGCTATAACAACGCCCGTAACCTCGTCGAGTAGCTTTAACTCGCGCTGCATCGGCTTCTGCGGGACTCCGCGCTCCAGCAATCGCCCCATGATTCGCCCGCCGCCGCCATTAACCCTGTCGCTTCTGCCTATTTCAAGACCCGCAAAACGATGTGGGGCAGGCAAGCCCAATCCCCAGTGATGCGGTGGCGAGTGCGCAAATCGCCCGAGATTTAATTTGAGTGCGGTGGCAAGCCCGTTTTGCAAATACTGCGGCACGCCAGAAGATAGTCGCCCCAATTCGGCGCTTAGTTTTTTCACCACAAAAACAGTCGCATTTGCGTGCTCAGGTATCGCCGCTTCCCTGCGCCCCGTCACAAGCATGGCTGACCGCGCAGTTAATGGCGGGGTTGCACGATACTCCAGCGGGTCATCAAAGGCGGTATCGGGTACTGTGAAATCGCTGTAGTACCTACACACCCCTTTGGTTATCCGAAGCTCATCAATGTAGCCCTCAAACTGCGTACCGATTGCACCCGCATCGCCAACTATCACGGGCATCTTGTTTTTCAGGTATGTACCGTCCGACCAAACGTGTTTCAAAACCCCGTTCAAAAACAGTCTGGCAGTGTTCCCGCTGCGCGTCAGGGCAATGTGGCTCCATGCGTTTATTACAACGCTGTTAGGAATCCCCGCAAACCCGCTGCTGCTACTGCTACAAGAGGCGTGCAAAGCCCCATTACCCATAAACCCTAGCGTAAAGCCGCTGTTTTCGCTACCCGTCTTGGTCACAAGTATTGACCAATCCCAAAGGTTCAACGGGTAAAACCAAAGCTCTACAGTGAAGTCGTACCCCTCCATGTTGAGGTCTGGCGCATCCTGCGTACTAAGCCTGCCCCCCGGAGCGCCCCTGATAAACGAAGCGCCGCCGAAGCGTGATTTTGCCAAACTAGGCTGCCATAGTGCGGATCGAGCCGCCGCCTCAATTGCCCTAACGTCAGCTTGGGTGGCTTCGCCTGTCCAAACACCTAGCGCGTGTAAATATTCATCGGCATCAAGGTTGTGCTCGTTACCGTTGCCGCCATAGCCAACTTGTCCAATTTGATTCATGGTGTAACTGCTGCTCAAAGGCGTGCCCACCAGATCGCCGTTTACATACAGAATCGAGTCTGACCCGCGCATGACCATTGCTACAAAATAACGCACTCCAACATAGCCGTAAAGGCCGTAGCTAGCGCCTGAGCCGTTGGTTGAATACCACCTTCTATCGGTCGAAATATGTAGCGCGTACCCGCTGGTACTGCCGAGGGCGTGACTTAGCAGTACGTTACTACGCTTAGGCGACCAAAAACCAGCAACCACACCAGTCACCGGCATGGGGATCGCCGTGGTCAGTGCCATCGGATTACTATTCCCCGCAACACTTTTCACCCAAGAATCTTGCCCTATGGTCAAGGGCGAAGTTGCCGTAATGTGGTTATTGCCCACACCATCTAGCAATTGAGCGCCATCAACCCGCGAAGCATCCCATGCGGCAACGGGTGCTAAATTGGGTGCAGCAGTCCACCAATTTTCGGCAGCCACCAAGCTGATCTCCGGCATGATCTCCGAGCTTATTGCGGCAGCGCCCGCAGACTTCCATATCGCCCCTGTGGCAGCGTCAATGCAGGAGGTATCCCCATCAACGCCGTCAAAATGAACCAGCGAAACTACGCCGTCGATGTACTCGTCAGCCATCGCCTACCACCACGGGCCAGTTATATCCATCGCCATTGTTGAGGTGTTAATCTCGTCTTGGTACGACATCTTGACCATCAAGAACTTACGCCCCGCATAGCCGACAACATTCTCAACCACCTCTAAATCCTCTAGCGGCTGGTCGTTATGCACCCACATCAAGCCGGGCATTTTGCCGCGCAGCCCTTTAGAATTCCCCTGCATTAGATGCACGGGATGGAGGATGAGTGAGTAATCCACTGGATTAGGAAACGGAATGCCCGTTGCCCTGCCGCTAATGGTTTGCCCGTTATTGGTGTTCAAAGGTGCAAACCCCGCCGACTGATTGCCGCCTATCAGCGTATGGTCGCGCAACAAAATCTTGCCAGTATAGTCCAGTGAACGGTTAAACCAGTTATGCCTATCGGGACGGCAATCCCAAGAGTGGTTAGCAGGGTAGAACTGATCGGTGGCTGCAAGCAGCGTATTAAATGGGTCGTTTTGTCGGTAGCTCTCAAAATCGGTAAAACAGTAGCCTAAACGCCCACCCCACCCATTAGAATTGCCGTATTCATTGAACAAGTAAAACCCACGGTCATCGCCCACCAGCACCCAAGGACGGTTGTATTCTTGAATTGTCCCTGTGTCATTCCAATAGTTATGCGGGTAAGGCCACTTGGCGTAGTACCACTTGTACCAGCCGTCATAGATAGCTGCACCCTCTCCGCTTGGCTCCCAGTTCTTTCTGGGGCTTAGCGGGTCAAACGGTGCCTGTGCGCCAGAGGCGGTATTTACGTCAGACATAGACTGTGCCATACCGACCTTCGCCTTCTTTGCGAAAGCGGGGTTATACCCCGGCGCTAACCCGTCATCAACGCGCAGGTAGATTTTCTTGCTTAGTACATTTTCGCTTCGGTACGCCCGCTTATCACCGGAACTGAATTCGAGCTTAAACCCCAAGGGCGCTACCTTTGCCGTAATCCGCACGCCAGCGGCGGTAGATTCAGTCGGGGTACTCATTGCATAGGTAAAGGTCGTTGTCGTTGTGCTGATAACCCGAACATCCCCGTTATAGGCAGCGTCCGTTGCACCCTCAATCCGAAGCACTTGGTATATTTGGTAGGCGTGCCCCGCTGGAACGGTAAAAGTAGCAACCCCCTCGGCGTAGGTTAGTGTGCTTGCGACGTTAATATCAAACCCATTAACAAGGCACGCATCCAGTAGCTCCGTCATGCAGCCCGTTTTGTTTGTAAGCTTCGGCGCTCCGCGCATAAGGTTTGTGAAGTATCTAACGGTTGTCATAGTAAGTCCTTTTAGTTTGTCTTTTGCAGCGTGCGAATCACATCTGCGTACTTCGAGAATGGCACCCCTTTAAGGCTCTGCCCTGTCTTGATTTCCAAAACGCGCCGTAGTGCCCGCTTAATATCCCGCAGGTCAGTTAGTGCTTTTGCTATATCCATACCATGCTCACTTTAGGATTTCTCGCAGCGCCGCAGTAACAGTGGTCATAAGGTGCCCTTGGTCTGTGTACATGGCCTGCAATGCAAGCTGCGTATCGTGCCCCGACTCGCCTTGCGGCCCCGTTGCGCCCATCAACCCCCTGTCGCCAGAGTAGCCCCTCGGCCCCATAGGCCCCCTCGGGCCAATTGGCCCTGTCAGAGTTACGCCGTCAAGGGTTGTAACTTCGCCGCGTGGGCCTGTAGCCCCCAGTGGGCCAGGCGGCCCCATCGGGCCTTCTATGCCCTGCTGACCGTCGATACCATCCGTCCCGTTTATTCCGTCCCTACCTGACTTGCCGACCGCACCAAGTTCACCGCGAGAGCCTTGTGGCCCGATGGGGCCTATTGGCCCCGCTGGGCCGATTGCGCCACGAAAGCCCTGTATACCCGTAGCGCCAGTGGCACCTGTAATTTCCGCAATGGTGTGAAGCTCAACCGTATCTACGTTAGGCACGTAAACCCGCCCAAACGTAGGAGCGCGACCCGCCACATCAATGCGTACTTCGTAGAAAGTGTTTTCCTTGCTAAGCGCGTTCGGCCATAGGTTCAGCGTAGCAACGCCTTCTTCGTTGGCAGTTGCCGCAATCTCATCAGCAAGGACTAGCCCTTGATAGACGACCGACCGATTTAACTTAGCGGAAAAAACCGCACCCGCTACACGGCTTCCGTCTGGCTCGAAAGCAATACAAATAACTTTACAAGTCTGCAACATGGGTTACACCTGTTTGCCTGCTGGCGTTTTAGAACTGGATGCTTGCGGCAGGTCTGCTACCGCCCGATACCAAAGACTAAAAGGCATCCCGCCCATATCTACCCCGCGTGCAATGATGGCAGCGCGTATGTCATTCACAGCTTGCCGAATGCTCTCTAGTTTGCTGTCTATTTCAGTAGTCATAAAGTCTTTCGTTAAACTGCTGGTGGCGCATCCACTTCGCTACGCATGAGAATCAAAACCATCGCCATAGCCCCGTTTGCAATCTCCCGTCCGTCGGCGTTATTCCATACTGCCCTGATAATGAACTGGCTATAAGGGACAATCGGCTCAAACAAGCCTGCATCGGCAATCGGTTTAAATGGTTGGAGTCCACTCTGCGCGGGTGCGCTTGCAAACCAAGCCAAGGTATCAAACTCCCTAACCACTTCATTTACATCGTTCACTAGGAATAGCTGCCCTAGTATCCGCGTCATGTTTGGGTCATTGCTATCTTGCGTCGCCATAACAGCCCAATAGGAATCTTCTGCGTAGGGCATATCCAGAAGGTAGTCTTGTGTGTACGTCCCGTCTTGCATTAGGTTCGCATCCGACAAGGCAACCCTAGCGCTGCGGCTGAGTGGAATAGGAGGCGGGGTAAAACGATGGTTGCGAATGAGGTCTGCGTACCCCTCTAAAGGCACGCCTGCTACATTGATACCAATTTCTACCAGTGCATCACAAAGCCGCTGTTTGCCTTGGTACAGTTGGTACAAGCTCATTGCCAAATTCTGACCCCAAGATGCACCTTGCGGGGGTCGTACACCCTCATTTATTATCATTGCATCACCCTCTCCGGCCCAGAACCGCTGCCACCAAGAATCATGTCTAGCACCTGTTGAATGGACTCCATCTGGACAGTGATTTCTTCCAGTGCGGCGGCTGTATCAGCGCCCGTCTCACCAGCATCACCCTTATCGCCCTTCGGCCCCGTAACCACGCCGCCGCCAACTTTAATGACGCGCCCTTGCAGTCCTTGAATCCCTTGCTGACCTCGGATACCTTGGATACCTTGGATACCTCTTTCACCTTGCTCGCCTCTGGGGCCTTCATAGCCTTGGTCGCCCTGATTGCCCGTGTCGCCCCTCTCGCCCCGTTCGCCTTGTTGACCTTGCGGGCCAGTCACAACAGTGCCATTAACCGTAAGAACTTGCCCCATCGGGCCAGTGGGGCCTGATGCACCCTGCATCCCTCGGTCGCCCTGTGTGCCTCTTGGCCCAGCAACACCTCTTGGCCCAGCGCGACCAATGGGGCCTTCAATCCCCTGAATCCCTTGAATACCCATTACCCCTTGTGCGCCGCGTGCGCCCACTTCACCCTGCGCCCCTGCTATGGTTGCTGCTGGCTGTGCTGCGGCACCTGTTGCATACATCGTTGCAATCTCATGCAACTCGACGGTTTCCAGATCAGGCACAAAGGCTCGCGCATAACTTGGATTGCGCCCCGTCACTTCCATCTTGATGCGGTAATAAGAAGGGTTTGCATCTAGCGCATTAGGCCAAAGGTCGAGTATCGCTAGCCCGTCAACGTCTGTAACCGCTGACACCAGCGTAGGAACCAAAAAGCCATTGCCAGCGACAGTACGGCTTAAAGTGGCGCTAACCGTCACCCCGCTTAACGCGGAACCATCTTGGGTTATCAAGCGACAAGTGACAGCACAAGTTTGAAACGTCATGGCTATTCCCTCTTACGCTTGCGCGGTAGCTGCGGCAGTCGTAGGCGACACCGCAATGGTTGATTTAATCTCGATACCCAGAGCCGCCGCAAACGCAGCATAGTGCGCCTGCGCTCTGGCACCGTTGCCCGCATAATCGCTATCCTTGGTGTAGGCGCGGTACAGAATGTAGTCCTGCAAAATATTGCCGTAAATGTCAGGCACGCTCACATTGCCGACAACAGCGGTATACCGCGCATCGTCAGCAGGCTCTTGAATATCGGTAGGCAAGCTGGAGTACACCAACTCTACGCTGCACGCATCGCCCGCAGGCGGGTAGACATAGAACGTCTTGGGGTCACGCGCATCAAACATATAGTGGTGAATCTCATTCGTCGGATTTGGGAATGAATGCCACTCGGGCGACTGCGAATCCAAAATACTACGGCTAGTCAGCCGAATCGACCGCTTTGTGCCATCGGTATTGCGAATCACCTCAATCAACTTAGAGCCATTGGCAGGGATAGACTGCTTGGAATTTGCGGGGTCTAGCTCTACAGTTGCGTTTGTCACCATCGAATCAGGGCGGTAAAGCGCAATCTCACGCTGCCCGTCATTCAGGTAGCGCACAAGCTCTGCCACCGGCCAGCGGATAGAGGTCTTATCTTGCAGCGTTTCAACAACGCGGCGAACTACGGATTGAGCCGATATAGACATGGGTTACTCCCTGAAAAAATCAAAAACCGAATTTGCGGTAAGGAACCGACACCGTGCTAGGCGTACGGTCGTGCAGTTCTGCTATGCGTGCGCTAACCACGCCATCGGCAAACAACTGCCTATGCGTCATCGCCAACGCAGCGTTAAACCAGCTAGTGCTTGGCATCATCATCAGCCGCGCCTTAGCCCCGCTGGCAATCACCTCAAAGTAATGCAAGCCCAAAAAATCAGGCAATGTAGTGGCTTTAGCGGTAGGCACCAAGGCAATGCGGGCAGTAAGTCTCTGCCCATCAACATTCATAGGCCGTGGGAACAGACGAATCGCCCCGCGTTCAACTGCGGAGGTGAAGTAACTTGGTGCGCTAGCTGTTGCTACTGACCAGTTAGGCATTAGCCTTTGCAAGTCTTTCAGCGTAACGGGTTCAATGCGTGAACTATTCAGCCAAATATCCATGACCTGAATAACTCTTGAATTGGCAGGCGCATCAATCTCATAGTCGGCCACGCCATTGACCAGAGGCAGATAGTCCTGCATCTCCGTCCACGAAAGCGTATCCCGACAAAATTCAATAGAAGCCGATATGACGGCAGAATTGATAACAGGGTCAGGGCAATCTAGTGCATCAACCCTGATATACGGATGGAATTCATCTGGCGTCATATCGGATTACCGTTTAGGCAGGCGAAACAGAGAACGGGAAGCGGGGGATATTCACCTCCGTCACATCGTCACCAATCTTTTTGTAAGAGGTAACAACCGCGTTCTGTAAAACATGGAGAACAGTCTCTGAAATGCGGCAAGGGATACCACGCGGGATGCGCGTCAAGTAGCCATCTACGCTAACCTCAACAATGTTGGACTGCGAATCATCACCAGTCTGGTGAATCAACACATTGAAGTAATTTTTACCATCCGCGTCAGGCTTGGAAACGACAACGGCCTTAGCCTTCACTTTAGGCGATATGACAGCGGGCGCTTCGTCGAGAGTAGTAACTTGGGAATCGGACATTTTGTGCCTCACAAATGAAAAAGCCCCAATGAAGGGGCATAAATAAAAAAGCCCCAATGAAGGGGCAAAAGTCAGGGAGTCGTAGGGCAGATCGCCCTACGCTCGCTTAGGCGGTGGCGCTAACCTCAATGCGGGTCATAAACAAATCTTGGAGAATCACGCAAGTTTGCATGGTTTTCCAAGCTGCGTGACCACGCTGAGCCAAAGGATCGGAATCGCTAGGCTTGGGGTTGGTAATCATCGGAGTGATGGCGTACTGGCCTTTGAGCGCCACAATGCCGAAAGCATCGCGTGCCAAGTACAGGACGGGGTACACATCGGCATTGCTGCCAGCGGTGGACAACATCGCGCCTACTGCGCCGCCAGCATTAACCCAAGGCTCAAAGACGGTGCTGGTCAGGTAGCGCACATCGTTGACCTTACCCAGTTCATTTTCCCAAGGGGTCAAAGTGCCGTACTTTTCAGCGGGGGTAAAGCCGGTCATAGCGCGAACATCGCCTTCCAGATCGGGGTGAATCAAACCCACAAAGCCGGGGGCAACGGCAGCGGTATCGTACTTCGCCGAAGAAGTAACGATGGAGGTAATCGGACGCGCATTCTGGCGCTTCAGATTACGAACGGCACGCTGCTGTGCTGCAAGGGTTAGCGGTGAATTCACATCGCTGCGCATTGCGCCATTTGCGTAGCCTACGCTGGTGCCCGACTTCAATACGCCAAAGCGCATTTTCTCGATCATCTGTGCGGCCTGCTCGCCCAACAATTCCACCGCTTCATTCAAAACGGGGTCTTCATGGGTGTCCATAATCACATCGGTAATTGTGGCGCGATCACCGTACTGGCTCAGAGTAGCGGTAATGTCCGTGGTGGACAACACCTGACCGCCGGGAGTTACGCCCTCGGTTAAGGTGGTGGGGGTAGTGGGCAATGCGGTAAAGCGACGGAACTTAATCACCTTGCTATTGAAAGCAGGCAAAGTTACGGCTTGTCCGAATTTCTCCAGAACCAAGAAGGGAAGGCCGCGTTTCAGCAATTTTTTAGCTGCATAGGCGGCGGTACGTGGGGAAATGTCCCCGAAGTTTGTCTGTGACATGATAAGTTTCCTTAAAGTTTCAATCCACACTCGGCATTCCTGCCGAACGAATAACTAAAAAGAAGCCTGACCACACTACTGCCGCTGCCGTATGCAAACTGCATTTAGTTAACGTGTGGAGGCGCACTAAAGCGTATCTCCGATAACTAGCGTCTGCGCGTCTTGGTTTCGCTGTCTTGCTCCAAAATGCCTAGTGATAACCGCCACTAGGCAAGCGGCTGTGAGGCAGGTATTTACCGTCCTCGGTAGTCGTTAATCTTTAAATTCATTCCATGCGTCGGCATAGTCCGAACTTGCTGCGGGTTGCATAGGCAGGCGCATCCCTGTAGAGCGAACGCCCTCGGCTGCATCCATGCTGCCATCGTCAGGCTGTTCAGCTTGTTGCGGCGCTTGTTCTGGTGCTTCGGTCTGGGTAGCCTTGAAGGCATCCAGCAAAGCGACAATCTCGCGTGAACTGCCGCCATCAACAATCTGCTGCGCTTTGGCTGCATCTTCTTGCGCGGCAAGGAAAGCGCCGAACTCTGGGCTATCTGCAATATCCATGAAGTCGGGATGCTTGTCAGCGATTGACTCAAAATGCGCCTTCGCCTTGGTATCCACGATGTCGTTGATAATTTCATCCACCGACTGCGCTACGGTTTCATTGGCTTGGCCTACCTTGGCATCAATCACGGCAAGCAACAGCTTGGTAAAGTCCTCGCCAAAGTCAGCGGCCAGTGCGCTTAGTGCGTCTTTCAGGCTGCTAGGTGCGGCAGACTCGTCACCATCGTTATCACTGGGTGCATCAATTGATGTGCCAGCCTTGCTGCTTTTAAGCTGCGCTTCCATAGCCTTCAATCGACCCTCCCAAGACTTCAGCCGCTGAACCTCTTTCGCAGAGTCGGGTTCTGCCGCTGGTTCTGCCACGGGTTCCGCTACTGCATCTGCCATCATTTCGGCAGCATCGTCCTCGGCAAGCATGGCTTCCTCTGGACTGTTGGGGTAGTCATCTTCCTCGGATGCAGCGGGTGGAGTTAATCCAAACGCCTCATCTTCGGATTGCTCCACGGGTTGCGGCATATCTTCGTCATAAGCTGCACCGAAGTCTTGCTCGTCTTGCTGCATTTGGTTAGGGGTAGTTTTCATTGCATTTCCTTTCAGGCATAAAAAAACCCACGCTAGGTGGGCTGTGTCGCCTGAACTAACAGGCCAACTGTCCTTGTTTCCAAGGGGTTAGAAATCAACTCTCGCTCCACGCTTTTTCGTAATCGTTGGAGCTAGATAGCGTAGGTTTAGTGGTCATGTCGTCCACTTGTTTTGTAACGGCTTCTTTTACTTGGTCGAACTTTGCTACCTTCTCCCCTGCTCGCGCCGCAGTAGCAACGCTCTTAGCGCCTAACAGCATCCGACCCGCCTTAACGCCGGGCAAAAAGGATGCTGCCGCCATCATGCTGTCAGCCTTTGAGCCGCGCTGCATGGCTTCTGCGTAATCTGGAATTGCTGCAAGCTGCCCTGTAACTGGCGCCAAGCCAATAGCAGAGTACGTTTTAGGGTTCTCATCCTTGAACTGCCGCCAAGCATTCAAATACTCGCCGTCCTTCAATTTGTCTGTAATGCTAGTTGCCATATAAGCCTAAAGTTGGGCTGTGCCGTGCTGCTTATCGCCAGACACAATGCCGTAGATTGCTTCGGTTTGCAGTACCAGTGTTTGCAGTCGGATAAGCTGGTCAGGCTTGACGTTCATCAGTTCATCTTTGTACGCAACTACTAAAGCCTGCAACATGGCGCATACAGCCTTGCCTACATCCGAGCCTGCATAGGCGCGCACCAAAGCGGTAGAAGCCTCAATAGCCTCTTGTGTTCGCATCACATCGCTCATTCAATCCTCGCAGTCTCAATACCGCTACGCACACCCTGCATGGGCGATTGCTTAGGATTCATTGACTGCTGACCTGCTGGCAACTGTGTTTCATTGGGGATACTGCCTACCGTCTGGGCTGGTGTTGCATCCTTCCAGCCTGCGCTACGCAGTACCTCATCGCCTGCGGGTGCCACCAATGGGCGCTCTGTAGCCACGCCGCCTGCCTGCATAGCCGCGTACACCGATTCCACATTGGCACTCACCGTCTGCGCTCTGGCTAGTTCTGCCTGCGCCAAAATACGCTCTGCATCTGCGCCTAGCTTTTGAACCTTGGCTTGCATCTCTGCGAGTTGCGCCTGCTGCATGGCCTGTTGCGCCTGCATCGCCTGCTGCTGCTCTTGCTGCGCTTGCGGGTTGTTCTGCTCTGCCTGCATTTCTTCCTCGGTCTTGATAACGTCAGAAAGCTCGTTAGCTTCGGCACGCTGCATCAACAACTTGTCGCGCTTCACGTAAGGCGCATCCATCGGGTTAGCCACCATCTGTGCAAAGTTGTTCAACTGCTGCGCTCGCACCTCTTTGGCAACCAGCGAAGCCGTACCGCGTGCCTTCACATCAAAGTCGCCCTTGATACTTGGGTCATGGTGAAACTGCATATTCCAGCGGTACAAGGCTTGCAAGAATGGGCGGGTAATGCCCTCGTCCCAACTCGTAATCAAATCCTTGATAACAATGTTGGCTGCACCCATCAGCATAGACATACCGCTAGCCGTGCCTGCTGCGCCTGCGGTAGCATTCTCGCCCGTCATGTAGCGGGGTATGGCCGTCACCTCGTCCGAATTGGTTTCAAACAACTGCACCAACTGGAACAACTCATTCAAGTGGCTCGGCAAATCAATCGCACGAATAGCAGGTGCGCCGGGGTTTGTGCCGTTACGCATCCACACCTTCCACGGGTGCATCTCGTTAATTCTTTC